GCATCAATACTATCATCATTATCACCATATTTTACAATTGGTAAATCTCTCATATAATTAACTACAACTGCTTCACCAGCTGCTGGATTATTATTTCCTTGTAATGTTCCAGAAGTAAATATTATTTGTTTATCATTATAATTTACAAGATATTTAACATTGCTTCCAACACTTAAAGCCATTTGATAAATTGCTCCAGGTTGAATTATGTTTCCATCATTTGTTATAGAAGTATTACTTGGTTTATATCCTAATGTAAAAATACTCCCCATTGTTCCAGAAGTTCCTTGATTTCCATCAAATGTTTCTTGATAACCATCTAGATATCTATCTCCATAAACCCAAATATCATTATAAATTCCATCTCTTTTTTCTTTAAATGAAGTATCAATTATCGGTAGTCCTCCTGAACCAAATGTATATCCAGAACTTATTGTTGATTTTTCTTTAAAATGTAAATCTTTATCATTATCAACATAAAATAGATAATCATTAAAATCTGCTAATTGTTTTATTGCATCAAATACTGGTGTATGATTAAAAACAATTCTGTCAACATTTAATCCACTACTAACATTTATTGTTGTAATATCATCTGTATATTTTGTTATAATATCATTTATAATGCTGCCTGCTGGAATATTATTATAAACTTCTGGTTCAATTGTTCTATCCATAAGTCTTGCAGAATAATCTCTTCCAGAAAGTATCATAGTTTCTTTTTCATCTCTTCCTTTTAAATCAATATTTTCTAATATTCCAGTAAATATTTGAGTTGTTGGAGGATATACATTTGCTTCATAATATACTTTTACTTCATCTCCAATATCATAAGAATCTGAATATCTTCCTTTATAATTATTTAATGTAGCAGTAAATGTACTTGATGTGTTTATTTCACCTAATGTTTTAATTACATTACAATTATTAACATCAATTATTTCATCATTTATTTTTATTTGAAAGAAATTTCTTTTATATGATTGTACATTAAAAACAGAAGTTTCAGTAAGAGATAAATTATCTGAAAAATCTTTACCATATACTTCTGTATAATTTCCGGTTTCAGTTAAAGTAATATTATCTGATACTCTTAAATCTACAATTTGCGAATTTGAATAAATTTCTGTTAAATTTATATTATCTGAAATATTTAAATTATAATTAATCTTATCTACATTAAAATTTTCAAATAAATTAATGTTATCTACTACATTAAATGAACTTCCTGTAGCTGCTGAACCACTTGATTTATTGATATAAATATTGTCCCATGTTGATAATTCAACTATTCCAAATGCACCAATAATGCTAATTCCATATCCTCCAGATGCAAATGTAGTATCAACTGCAGTTAATATAGAAGAACCAGTTATACTTCCATTATTAGTATATGTTTGACAAGTTATACTACCAGCTGGAGTCCAACTAATACTTACAATAGAACCAACTGCTTCACCTGTAATACCATTCGTTGCTAAAATAGTATCAGATCCGGTTACTCTTTTTCCTAACTCCCAATTATCATTCTTTGCACTCTCAATTGTATAATAATAAAAATTATCTCCATCTTGAACACCAAATAAGGCTCCAGCGTTTACTTGATTATCATCTCCTGGTAAAGCAAACGTCATTGCTGGATTTTCAGTAGTTGGAACCATTTGAGCATCAGAATCTGTTCTATATAATTGACTTGTGTTTTGATGAAGCCCACCTAGTGGTTGAAGACTATAAGACCCCGCAATTGGAGCACTACCAGTTACAGAATAAAATAAAGAACCTGGATGTTGATATAATGGATTTAGACTGCCTGTTTCAAAATCATCTATTAATACTAAAGCCATTTTACTCCACCTTTATCTTCAAGAAGCTGTTTTACAATTTCCTCATCATCCTGAAATTCAATATTAATATCACCAGTCATAAATTCATCTTCTATTCTAGTATTATTAATTCCAGAATATCCGCAAAGAAGAACTTGAGGTATAAAAATCCCTTCATCCCAAACCATAGGACATTTTATTCTATATGTTTTATTTTTTTTTTTAACAGTAAATAAGTTTTTACTATTCTGACAAGAGGTTATTACTCCACGATTATTATAAACATGTTTCCTTTCGTTTGGTAATGTTGTTAATATTTCATCTGTATTAAATTCTTTACATAAATTTTCTAATAATGATTCTGGATTTATTTTACTATTTCCCTTTTTATCATTCAATTCTTTATTAATATTTTCATAATTACAATTAAAATTATTACCAGCATAAAAAGCAAATTCAATTCCATTATGTATTGGAACATAAACCATTGTTTTTTTATCATTATCAATTAAAGCCATTCTTTGATGAATTAAATCTTTATTTGTTTCTAAACAATAATTTAATACTTTTTCTAATACTTCTTTTCTTTTTTTTCCAGTATAATTTATACAAAAATCACCATCTGAAACTCCAATTGTATATGCTTTTCTTTTTGTTGTTACAACTTCACAATCTATTTTTTGAAAATCTTCTTCTGGAAGACTTTGATTTATAGGACAACATAAAATATCTTTTGTAATTTTTGAAAAAATTAAAACATCTTCTGTTGTATTTGCATAATCAATAGATTCTTGTATTTTATTAGTAACTTTATAAATTTTCATTTTAAATTTTTAATAAAATAAATTTAACCTACTGTTATTTTCCAAGTTGCGTTTATAACATCTTCACTACCAACATTCAATGCTGAAAATGTAGTTCTTGATAACATACTTCCAAGATCTAAACCGCTTTGATTAAACAAGCCAGCTTCGTTTATAACTTTTGTTGCATCTATTACAAAACTTCCAGTAAAATTAGCTGTATCATTTGTTACTGTTTCAGTAATTTGAGTTCCAAGTGTATTCATCCTATAAGCTTCACTTCCTAAAAGTGTATCTGCTGCTGCAATTGTATTTGAACCAACTCCTATTGAAATATAATCAAATGGACTGCCTGGTGTTATATCAGCTACAAGTCTTGAAGATACTGTGGATTTCCCTACAGTTACAACTGTGTTTGGAATTTGTCTTTTTTCTTTGGTATTAAGATTCTCTATTTCAAAAAATCCTTTTAGTTTCATGTCTTCATTCATTTTTTAACCTCCTTTGTAATTTTATTATCATTTTATATTGAAATCATATTCCCTAATTTATTATTTGTTTTTTCTGCAATTGTATCAATAAGATCATCTTCTTTCATTAAACTTCCTTCTACATTAATATAAATTTGGTTTGACATTTCACCAAATTGTTGTGCTCTAATATCTCTATCCATTCCTAATTCAGCTCTAAGTTGCCACATATCTGTAAGTTCTGCTTTAATTCCGCTTAAATCAACTCTTGGAATTAACGGAATATCTATACCAGGAAGCATATTAACACCCTTTATAACAGCATTGATTCCTCTTATAATAAGATTAATTGCTCCTTGATAATATGAAATAATTGAATTCCATACGCTAAAAAATTTATTTTTCATTGCTTCCCAAGCAATTATAAATCCATCTTTAATTGCTTGCCAAATTTTATCCATAATTCCTGCTGCTTTTAATGTCCAATCAACAAGTTTTAATAATATTTCTTTCCAATAAATTATGGCAACAACTATTAATCCTATTGCGACTGCAATTGCTCCCAATATTAATAACCAAGGACTCATAACAAATGTAACTAATGCAACTGCTCCTGCTAATAAAAATAATGAGGCAGTAACTGCTGTAAATATTATTATTGCATTTTGCATTTTTGGAGTTAAATTTTCCCACCATCCGATAACTGCTTTTAATGCAGGAATTAAATAATCTCGTAAAAACGGAGTAATTTTATTTCCAATTTCTATTCCTATATCAACTAATGCACTTTTAGCTAAATCTACTTGAGATTTAAAAGATTCTAATTGATTATCAGCAACTTCTTTTGTTGTTCCTCCAGCAGTTCTTAATTCTTTTTCATATTCTCGTATAGCGTCTGAAGTTCCTAATAGCGGTAATATTACTCCTTGAACTCTTGCAGTAAATCCAATTGCATCTAATGAAGCAGCTCTTTGCTTATCAGACATACCTTTAAATGCTTGTTCCATATCTGCAATAATATCTGCAAAGTTTTTCATTTTTCCTGAAGAATCAAATATTTCAATACCAAGAGCATTTAATTCATCTTTATTATCAAGAGATGCTTTTGATAAAAGTCTCATTATTCTACTTAAATCAGTTCCCGCTTTTTGTCCTTTAACTCCTTGGTCTGCCATTGATGCCAATACCGCCACTCCTTCTTCAACATCTTTATTATAACTTTTAAGAGCAGCACCAGCTTCTGAAGTTAATGCTTCAGAAAATTGTTGAACAGATGCATTGGCTAATGTATTTGCCTTAACGAGAATATCAGATATTTTTACCATATTTTCCATATTCTTAATAGCATCATCTCTAACAGTTAATCCAAGAGCTGATTGTGCATCTGTTAATAAATCTGTTGCTAAGGCCATATCAAACATACCTGCCTGAGCAAATTGTGCAACTTTAGGTAATGCAGCAATTGATGCTTCTGCATCTAATCCAGCAGAAGCCAAAAAGAAATATGAATCTGCAGCTTCAACTGCAGAAAATGTAGTAATCTTAGCCATTTCTCTTGCAGCATTTGACATTTCGGTTTCCATTGCATAAGACAAATCACCCATAATTGCAGTTGATTTAGTCATTGCACTATCAAAATCCATTGATGCTCTAACTGCTTTAGCAAATCCAGCAGCAATTCCTCCAACTGCAGTTAATGCTAATGCAGATTTTTGAAACTTTTGCATAGATAAATTAGCTTTACTAAATGTCCTACTAAAATTATCTCTTGCATTTATTACTATTTCAACCGCATTTTGTCCTAAACTTACCATTTTTTCTTATTTTTTGATTTTCTCATTGCTTTTTTATTTTCTGATTCTATTTTTTTCAAATATCTTATAGTTTGCTTAAATTCAGATATTGTTAATTCTCTAACTTCCTCCAATGTCCATTTAAAATGGTCACAAATAACTAATTCTGTTTTTATTT